TTGAAGAGCACTTCAAAAAGATACTCGCAAGCAGTCAGACTTTGGACCGTCAACAACTTTAATTATGAGTTCTCATCTGGACTGCGAACCATTTTGCAAACTGCTTTCGGCGAGTCACAAGATGCCTCTAATGAGGATGTTGAAGAATTTAAAACCCTCATAAACTTAGATGTTAGTTCATTGGCAGAATTCACTCGTGACTGCAGGCAAAGGGGTGTGAGGCCATTAGACATGTTTTTCTATTTGACACGCATTTACAAACTCACTCAATCAACAAGAGTTCAAGCCTTTGCACATGGCCCCAGTTCACCAAGCTTGCACATGACCTTACTGAATTTGAAGAGATTCAACCACATGCCGGGGATGGTCAGCATCCTTGATTCTGGATTCCGTGAGGAAGAAATAAGTTGGGCCAACACTATGGCAGGGAAGATTGATAAGGTCAAACTTCTACACAATCTAATCATCATGCTTGAGACAGGTAGAATTACACAGATCGGCCCAAATGGACTTGTGGCCTGGACCAAAGATGGGGAATTGACCACAGAATGCAAGACTATAATTAGGTCAATTAACAATATTAGTGGGTTTGATAGGCAAACGCAGAAAGTCATGACCCTTGTTGCATCACAAATCTTTGACAGCAATGAGTTTAAGGAGATTTTAGTGAAGTGGAAGTCACAAAATTTCACCTACATCAAGAGGCAAACAAAAACTGTGTCTCATTCTGGGAAAGTGTCTTGGTCTGGTGATTTAAGTTGTTTAGTCAGTCAATCAAACGAATGTTACACCCTCAATGACATAAGAGGGAAAAGGTTTTTAGAATGTAGAAGGATTGTTGATGAGTCTGTTTTCACACAATCTCTGCGTTCAATGTGCAGAACCTTGGGGATGGAGTTCCAATCTTTCTTTAAAAGGCGAGTCATGATGGCTGGTGACTACTTCCTCTCTGACAGCAACAAGACAATACACAGATGTCAGGCTAACGGTGTGCATGGTGCAGTGCTGAATGTGAAATTTAAGAGAGAATTTGCTTATAGACGCATTGTAGATCTGAACAATTTTAGGGTAGTTAAGAATTACGATGAGAAGGCAAGAGTCCTCACAGTACATTTAGATTCAAAAGAAGGGCGAACCGCAACTGTGGTTCACAGTACATGCAATTATGTGTCACTAGAATTGCCACCAAACACAACGGTAGATCCAGACATCTTCTACCAGGGTGTCAGATTAAACAGGTTGCTTGAAAATAAGAACTGGTTCTTCAACAGGAGGTTACCTGAGCTACCAGAGCGCGACTTGACACACTTCTTTAGAGAGGATGTCCATTTTGATGTAGTTCTGCAGCTGTCCAAAATGGACCAGATCCATGTAAAAGATTATGTTGAAATCAGGGAGGAGGTGCAAGAGAGTTCCTTCGGTGTTGTCCATTATGGGATTGAAACAGATGATAGTACCTCAGATGACAAGGATTTCACGCAGTTGTTTAGAGAGGCAATGGAAAAAGAAGCAAAAGAGGCAACAATGCAGGTCTTCCATAGCACACACATAGACTGGGCTGAAGAAGTACAAAATCAGCAGGAAGAAGAGGATGAAGCATTCTTTTCAGGGCTGATGGAGGAGGATACCATTCTTGCAATTCGATCCTTTGGCTACAAAAGGCCTAAAGCACAAAAGTCTGCCCACACTATCAGCAGTTTGCAGCAGGGTGCCGAATTAAGATTGAGGATCTTAGACTCATTTTTCCGCATGTATAGTGTGAAATCAGAACCTTCAAGAATGTTACCTTGCTACTACTCATGGCTCCACGAACAACTAGGTCTGGGGTCAACAATGGACAATTTAATAGAGCAATTAAAAGAACACATCATCACGGCACTATGGGAAACAACTGGAACAAAGAAAAAATCAATAAAGGAATCATTGGTTAGAACACATGAGAGGATCATGAAAAGCCCATTGAAAGCATTCTATAACTTAATAAATGTTGAGACAGATATGTTAACTCAAGATGAAGTTTTGGATGATTTGTTCAAGCAATCTGATGATTATCAGGAAATCCTCACAGATGATGATGACTTGTACGAATAAGCGCTCGCATGCAGGACTGGGTGGAAGTTGTGACGACAAGTATAGATCTTACATAGGTATGG